CTTCAGTTGCATAAAAGGAACAAAAGTAGATGACCCAAGAATGACAACTTGAGTAAAACTTCGATAGTTTAATTTTAGTATTTGTTGTTCTAGATACTTCTGATAGTCTCTCGCATTTGCATCTTGATTGTACATCTTTCCGTTAAGATAAATCTCAAAGACATTTGGTTTGATGCCACGCACCACCTTAATTTCCTTTGAACCAATTTCAAATTCTACCTCAACTATGCAATTACCATTGTTTATTGAATTTACGAGAAGAGGTTTGTTAATGGCACGAAATGGCTTACCGAATAAACCAAAACATAAAGCATCCAAAATAGTTGACTTGCCCGCACCATTTTCTCCTACAATAAGTGTCGTTGGATTTTTATTGAGATCAATGTCTGTAAAGTTATTACCAGTGGAAAGAAAGTTTTTCCACCTCACATGCTTAAAAACAATCAACGCCAAATACCTTCCATCTTACTGCGAACATCAGTAGCAGAAATTCTTTCAATTTCATCATCAAGAGTTTCTTTTTCAATCTTATATCCAACATCCCGACCATAAGTGATGTTGACAATATTAGGAACATGCATGATAACATAATCCCTATCATACACATAGCCTTCATTTAATAAGTCACCAATTACAGTAGATTGGTCGAACCATGTCTCTCCTGTGTCTCGCACCATTATTGCAACTTGGCCAGTTTTTGCATGAGCTCGCTTGAAAAGTTCTCTATGTCCTTCGTGCCAAGGTTGAAATCGTCCAAGCATTTGTACAGTTGGTTTTCGTCTATCCATGTTCTAATTCTCACATCAAATTTAGCTGGGGGTTGAAAAAGTTTATTTGTATCTTCATATTCACTCTTATCTGTTGTGTCCATCCATATGACTTTATCGGGAAAGAAATGCCTTCTATGACCGTGTAATGGACAAACAAATCCAGATATACTTATCGGGTCTATCTCTGCAAGTTTACGCATACGCAAAGCTTGTTGCTCTCTACCCAAGGAAGAGAAGTCCCAATTGTTGTATATCCTTCTAATGTCATCTGCATCCCAATATGGAATACCAAAATGTTTTCCTAGTCTTTCACCTAACCAAGTTTTACCCGAGCCAGGCAATCCCATAATTAAAACCTTCAAAGTTCTAAATCCTGAGCCTCTGTATATAGCTCTCGCATTTTATTTTTCAGTCTATCTTTATTTAGATCAACATCCAGTTCATCGATATATTTACTTAACAAAGTCATCGTATCTTCGGTATTCTCTACGATATCATCAGGGACATTTTCAGCATCTAGATCAGAGAAGTCTTCAATGATCTTTACTTCATGTGCATCTGCTTTCAATAACTTATCAACAAACTGGTCAAACCCATAAAGGTCTTTTTTATTGACAACAACTAGCTTAACATACTTTTCTCTATACTTGTCAAAGTCATGTTTACTATAATCATTACTTGTATCATCATAGTAAATCTTTTCAAACAAAGTATATGGATTTACAATACGTTCTAGCTCCCTTGTTTCTGTATCAAAGATATGAAAACCTTTAGGGTCTTGCCAATCATTCCAGTAAATCTCATATGGTGTGCCAAGATAATAGATATGTCCATCATCAGATTTATGATGAAAATGTCCACTCATAACGACATCAAACCGACGAAACATCTCCTTATCATAAGAACCTTCATGTCTATGTCCACCCTTGAACATTTCAAATCCATCAACCTCTAGATGACCCATGGCAATCTCAGCTGGAGAACGTGACAATGCTGCCATAGATTCATCATAATTACCAGAGTTGATCCAAGGAATAAATTGGATGGGAACACCATCAAATTCTACCACTTCTGGATTTGTGTAAATTTTAAACCTGTCTTGGCCAACAAGTTCTTCCATAGAATTTACATCATTAGTATTCTTATAATAAGTGTCGTGGTTGCCTATAATAATATGTAAGTTAATTTTATCCCGTTGAAATTTACTGATAAAACGCTTACGAAAATCATTAGCAATTCTATATGAAATAAATTTGCGTCGATCAACAACATCTCCCATGTGAACACAGGTTTTAATTCCNCGTTCTTTCAGCGTAGGGAAAAAAATGTTCTCATAGAATTTATAGAAATATTCATTGAAATTTTGATTGTCGTTTCTGGCACCAAAATGTGTATCAGTTACTATTGCAATCTTCAACGCTCGGTGCCTCTTTCTACGACTTTATCCAAGTCATTATCCATAAAAGTATCTAGTCCTTTAGATTTGGGTGTATTCTTTTTCTTGGGCTTATACACATCTTCATCAGGCAACAAAAGATTTGCATCAAAACCTGACACACTATAAGAACTATCATCGCCCGGCATGGTGACATATGACTCATAGGCATTTTTCTCAATTGATTTATTTTTAACGTGACTTTGTTTTTTCTCTTTTGCAATCCTTCGCAAAAATGCATAATATATAATTTGCGTAAAATATGCAAACGGATTATTAGATTTCTCTGGATTGAAATTACGAACATACTGTAAACAGTTTTCGATGCCATCAGATATCATATCATCACGATATGTATAATTAATAAAATTTGGTCTATAGGAAAGGTGTGTTGCAATCTTTAAAAAACATTCCCCAATGTAATTAGTTACAGGGGGTATCTGTTTATCATTTTGTTCTGCTATTTCACACTTTTCTTTCCATTCAATCATTGCCGCTAAAAACTTTTTATTATCGACATAATGTTTACCTTTTGCCTTGGCCATTTGGTTCTCCTAGAATTATAGAGTTTACTATACCCTATAAGTATAAATTTGTCAAGGGACAAAAGGGACTTGACTTTACTTTAAAAATGGATTATCTTAACTATGTTATGGGTTAATGAATTGCTTTACTTAATCTATGTTCATATTGTTCTGCGTCTTCCATCTCTTCTTCAGCTTCTATTTCCTCTTCGATATCAAAAGACCTTTCTTTTGATTCAAGTTCATCCATATCAGTTTCAAATTTCTGCATATCCTCCTCATCCCACCTATTAATAAGTTTTAAAACTTGTTCATAATAAGCAGATATGCCCGGCGATGCTGCAGCTACTAGAATAATATCAGAAGATTCTATATGAAAATATTCTTCCTCAGTAAACGGTTGTACCCATCTTGTCAGATTGCACTGTTCAATTGGACCCTTCTTAGTCATAACAGGGTAAGTTTTTATTTGTAAAGGAAAGCTAATTTCATATCCATCATCAAAAGAAGATTCATCAACCATGCAAACAATGTTTTCACCATTTACCAGTTTTATGATTTTGTAATCAGTATTCATTTTAATTTTACCTTGCTAATTTCGTAGTTAAATTGTTCTTCATTGTAAATATTTAGTCGTTCTGTGAAGTGGGAGAGGGTATAGTTTTGTCTTGATCCTTGCTTGATATCATCGGACAAATCAAACAATCGAACATCCATTTTGCTCTCAGACCTACGCAAACCTCGACCAAGCGACTGCAAGACTCTAATTTTAGATTTTGAGGGCGAGGCAAACACGATGTTATTAATATTACGAATATTAATACCAGTACTAAAAGTGCCATACGATGCAATGATAATGGCATCCTTTTCATTCTCGACAATACCTCTTATTCTTTCTCTTTCTAAACCNTCTACTCCNCCATAAACAAAAAAGACTTTTCTATCTTTCGCANCATCATTTACCAAATCGTATAATACTTTACCNTGTTTTTCTACAAGCTGGAATAGACACAAAGTATTCCCATTAAGGTGTAATAACAAATCACTAATGAACTTATTTCTTTTCTCATTTCCAACGAGATATTGTAGTTCTTCAGCATAAGTCATCCTTTCCAATACGTTACTATGTTTTAATATTATACACTTTATTTTTAAATTTGCAAGTGTCTTCTTATCAATAAGTTCTTTAGTAGAAACAACTTTTTCAGCAGGGCCAAACAATCCTTCTAGAACAAGTCTGTGCGTTTGTGTTCCATCCAGTGTACCAGTTAAACCAAATCGATATTTACATTGATGTAATTTTGTCATAATACCAGTAAGAGATTTTGCTTTAAACAAGTGAGCTTCATCACCAATTACACAACCAAAATCTTCAAAATATTTTCTAGGTCATTTTATAGATAGATTGCCAAGTCGATATCACAACTATCCTTGGTTACTTTACGATCATAACCCTGATATATCTTTTGACAATATGTACCAGAGCTCCACCCATAGTCTTCAAAATCAGAATACATTTGCTCCACTAAAGATGTAGTGGGAACAAGAATCAATATTTTCTCCCCTGCCATTTGATAGTAACGAACAAGGGAATATATTATTAACGACTTACCAGAAGCAGTAGGACTAACAAGTAAAGCACGATTTCGGGACAAGGCATGATGTACTGCATTAATCTGGTAGTCACGCACTTTGAGTGACTTCCCCTTGGATTTGGGTCTAAGTGATCTGATGAAATCTCTAACAACCTGATGAACAACATCCCGCTCATTTTCTACTCCTTCTTCTACTATATATTCAATCTTGTTTCTTGAACAAAATTCTTTTACATAGTATAATAACCCATAATATATTTCACCAGAAGCAGGACTAAACAGACGTATCTTTCCATCCCACAAACGATTTTTGTACATAGGCATAAATTTAGCACCTGGCACCTCAAAAGTAAAGAACTCAGATAGTTCCTGATTTTGTGATGGTGTCAAATCAGATATTACAATATATGCTTCATTCTTTTTAGATATTCGCATTTTGCAAAGTACCAGGCTCGCCGTATTCACCTCGTACTATAGTATTCCAAGATAAAGTTATACGTTCATCTGTATTTGATGGCACCCAATGTTGTAACCAAGAAGGAAATATAACACCTGTTCCTGTAGCAGAAGGTACTTGCCAAACTCCACTATTTTCCATATTTGCATTTGCTCTTCTTGGTTTTAAAACTTTTGCTTGAGCTCTTGGGTCAAAAAATTGTGTTCCAGCTGTATCATCAGTTGCTCTTAGATAATATACACCAGATAAAAGAGAATTGGCGTGTGTGTGAGGAGGGTGAACACCACCATCCACTTGAAGATTGGCCCACATCTGAGTGACTTCAATTTCTTGTTTTTCATAACCTTCCTGATTAAAGATACCACCACAAATATTTTTAACAAATTCTGTAAATGGTTTAAATGATTCAAGATTTTGTAAATTATCTCGACCTTGATATAAATTAAAACCAACTTCTTTACCAGATTTTATCTCTGTATAATTTTGTTTCAGATCAACTTTAAGATCAGTTTCCATTTTATCATGATGTTGTAAAATACTAACATCAGTATTAAAACAATATATATTTGTTGGCCAGAGTTTTGTTCTCTCTATCTTTACATTAGCCATGTCACTATGCTCCATCTTGTTCCTTTAGTAACAACTTTTGCTTCGTGAGGAAACATAAAGTTGGAAGGAAATATTAATGCCGAAGATTTTTTCGGTTCAAATTTTTTACCTGCCACATAAAACTCACCACCCTCGTAGTCATCATTCAAATATAACAAAACTGTGGCTTGTGGAAATCCATATTCTTGGCCGTGACTGTGGTGTATATTATCACAATGTTTAGACATAAAATCACCTTCTTTATATCTATTAATTCTAAAATCAGTCATTCGTTGGACACTGAATAAAGGAAACTGTTCGGAGTACAAACGACATGTGTATTCTA